CTGGCGGCGGGAGAGCACCGGCCTCCCGGCGATCCGAATCCGCGCCGAGAGCGACGTCGACGACCTCGGGCAGGTCCGTCTCGACCGGCGCCTGCTGCTGCGGATGGTGGACGTGGCGATGGCCGGCCGCCGCCGCAACGTCGAGCACATGCTGGCGAGGCTCCGCGAGGACAACGCCGGCCTTCTCGCGGCCGCGGATGCCGAGGCGGTGGCGTTGCGCCGTGAGGTGGCCGAGCTGTCGGCGCGGTTGGGCGGTGCCGCGGCCGAGGTGACGCAGCTGGCGGCCCAGGTGGACGCGGCGTTGCTGGCGCCGCTGCGGTCGGTGCTGCTGCGGCCGGGAGGCGGTGGCTGTGGCTGACCACAGCAAGATCGAGTGGACCGACGCCACCCTGAACATCGTTACCGGCTGCACGCGGGTGTCGGAGGGGTGCGACCACTGCTACATCGAGCGGACTCCGGCGCTGCGGATGGCCAGCCGGAAGTTCGACGGCCAGGGCCCCGGTAGCACGACGGGCGTGCAGCTGCACCCGGAGCGGCTGGCGCAGGCTCTGCGGTGGCGGCGGCCTCGACGGATCTTCATGCCGTCGCTGTCGGACCTGTTCCACGAGGCCGTGCCTGACGAGCTGCTGGTCCAGGCGTTCGCGGTGATGGCCGTGACGCCTCGGCACACCTGGCAGATCACCACGAAGCGGCCCGCCCGGATGCGGTCGCTGCTGGCCGACGCCGAGTTCTGGTCGGAGGTAGCCCAGGACGTCGTCGGCATGAACGTGGTCGACGGCGTACCCGAGGTGCCGCTCGCCGACGACGGCTCGTGGTACCCGCTGCCGAACGTGTGGCTGGGTGTGTCCGTCGAGAACCAGCGGTGGGCCGACATCCGCGTGCCGCTGCTGCTCAACACCCCGGCCGCCGTGCGGTGGCTGTCGTGCGAACCGTTGTTGGGCCCGGTCGACCTGAACCGGTACCTGCGGCCTCGCCGCTGCTCACAGTGCGGCCAGGCGTGGACCGAGTGGGCGTGCGGGCCGACACACGCGCTCCTCGCGTGCGACCCCGGCCTGCACTGGGTGGTGGTCGGAGGCGAGTCCGGCCCCGGCGCGCGGCCGATGCACCCGGCCTGGGCGCGCTCGTTGCGCGACCAGTGCGCGACGGCCGGGACCCCGTTCTTCTTCAAGCAGTGGGGCGAGTGGGCACCGTCAACGGCCGGGGACGCCCGAGGCACTCACGTCGTCGAGCTCGGCGGGCCGTGCCACGGACGACTGGGCGAAGCCCCGGCCGCGATCGCGGCCCGCGGCGCGCACATCGTCGCGCGGCCGGGCAAGAAGGCCACCGGCCGCGAGCTGGACGGCCGCACCCACGACGCCTACCCGGCTGAGGTCCGCGCTGCTGCGGAGGTGCAGCGGTGATGGCCATCTACCTGACCGAGACCGACGACCCGGACTACTGGCCCTGCCCGATGGGTGCCGACGGCCATCCGACCGGAGACCCTGCTGGCGGCCCGTGCCAGACGTGCTGGGACGCGGTCCCGTCGCCCCACGACGACGAATGGGACGCCCGGTGAGCGCCCCGGACCCCGTGCGCGAGAGCGCCACCCAGGCGATCGCCGAGGCACGGCAAGCGCTCGCACACGACGCCGTCGGCTACGTCCCGGCATGGGCGAGCCTGACCGACAGTCAGCGTGCCGAGTCCGTCCAGGAGGCAGGGTGGTGGCTCCGCGCTACGGACCGCGCCGGCTACTCCCTGGCCGGGCCGGGGGATGTGGTGGTCCCACTGGCCGGGGTCGTCGAGGTCCTCGGTGAAGCGCTGTTCGACGCGGACGGCGAGCATGGCGAGGGAGGCGGCCGGCCCGCCTACGACGAGATCGCCCGGGGCGTGCTCCTGCCGTCGCTCGTGGCGCTGGCTGCTGATGCGCGCGGGGAGGATCCGGCCGACTACCGGGTGGCCGGACCCGGCGAGGTGGTGGTGCGCCTGCCGCAGGTGGTCGAGGCCGAGCCACTGCCCGACTCCCCGGTCGAGTTCGAGGGCCACAGCGGGCGGGTGATCGGGCGCGTGCTGATGGCGCCGCCCGAGTGGCGCGAGGACTACCAGGGCGTGTGGCCGGGCCCGGCTCGGTGGCTGTCGGTGGCCGAGGCGCGTGACCGGGCGGCCAGCCTGCTGGCGACGGCCGACGCCGTCGAACGCGCCGCCACCTCCTCGGCCGAGCACACCGAGCGCCCGGCGGTGACCGGTGTCTGACGTGCTGCGCGGACTGATGCGTCGGTCCATCGCCGGGCACACCGTGACCACGCCGAACGAGCCCCCAGCGGCCCGTCCGACGCTGTGTCGGTTGTGCGGTGTCCGGCTGGATCCGGTGATCACCGCGCCGCGCCCGGAGGGCTGCGGCCAGACGGTTCACCCATGCTGCGACACGTCGTCGTGGTGGACCGCCGCCGACTTCACCGCCGCGGCGGTCCTGCTGCGGGCGCCGGCATTCACACCGACCAGGAGATGCGCATGACAACGAGCTACTGGCGCGCCCGGGAGGTCGAGGACATCGTCGAGAAGCTGGTGCCGGAGCATCATGATCACCTCGACCGCCAGGACGTGACGATCCGCTGTGTCTTCCGGGACACGGCCGCGAAGTCCCGCGGGAAGATCGTCCTCGGCAAGGCGCGGAAGATCGCCGGCCTCAACGCGCACCTGGTCGGCCTGGTCCGCCGGGATGACCTCGGCGACGACCCGGCGGACTTCTTCGTCATCGAGGTGCCGCACATGCCGTGGCAGGCCCTGACCCCGGCCCAGCGGACAGCCCTCGTCGATCACGAGCTGTGTCACTTCTACGTGGCGATCCCGGACGACCCGAAGGAAGACCGGAAGCTCGTGCTCGTCGGCCACGATCTGGAGGAGTTCTCCGCGATCGTCGAGCGCCACGGGCTGTGGCGGCCGGACCTGGTCGAGTTCGCCAAGGTGATCGCAGGCCGCGGCGGGGACCAGCCGACGCTCGACGACGGTGCCGTCGACCTGCGACACGGGACCGGCCTGCAGATCGTCGACCTGGACGGTGCTCCCGATGCGTGAGCTACAAGGCCCTCCGCCAGCGGTGGTGCAGGTGCCGCTGGTCCGGCTGCAGGCCCACCCGCGCAACGTCCGTACCAGCCTGGGCGACCGGGCGTTGCGGGACGCGGTGGCCGAGCTGCTGGGCGACTGGCGGCCGCCGGGCGGTGATCGGCGGTGACCGCGTGGACGCAGCTCGACCTGTTCGGCGACGTGCTGTCGGCCGAGCGGCAGCGTCACCGCGACGCACTCACCTGCTTGCGTGACGCCGTACCCGAGGCGCTGGAGGTCGTGGTCGACCTGGCGTACCGGTGGCCGAAGGACACCCGCGACCCGCGGGCAAGCAGGCCGTGGGCGTACTGCGTGTGCCGCGCCGGTCTCCGGTTCGAGGCCACGGACGAGTGGTGGTCCGGCGCGTACGTCCGCGGCGAGACGTGGGGATGGAACCGCGCCCCGGCACAGCTGGTCACCTGGGCCGAGCTGTCCGCGCTGGTCGGTCAGGACCCGCGTCGCGCGGAGCTCGCGACGTGGGCGGCGGACCTTCCGGACCCGCGGTGGCGGCTGCTGACGCGGCCGTTCGAGCTGTACCCGAACCCGGGCGGTTGGCATCCCGGCTACATCCGCGGTGACCACGAGCACGAGCTGTGGCAGGCCCGCCGGCGTGCCTGGCAGCTCGTCCTCGACCTGCTCAACGACGCGATCGACACGATCGCCGATCGGGGCGGCTGGCAGCCGCAGGACGGTGGTCCCCGATGAGCCATCCGAACGTCAAGCAGCGCTTGACGCCGAATCGACGAACTCGGGTGGTGGAGAACGACGAGTTCGGGTCGTTCTTCCTGCGCATCCTGCGGGCGTTCAGGAAGCGGGTCGCGCACGGCGACATCGAGGCTTTGACCGCGCTGTGGCAGGTCCGGGCCGAGCTGGATCGGGAGATCCACGCCGCGGTGACCGGGCTGGTCGCCGAGGGGTGGTCCTACGCCGAGATCGGCAAGCGCACCGGCATGACCCGGCAGGCCGCGCACCAGCGGTGGGGCAAACCCGCGGCCGGTGACGGGTGACCGCCGCGGCCGAGGCGTCGACGGCGGCGCCGGGTTGGGAGGCGCTGCCCGAGCTGGTCGACGAGCAGCTGCTTGTGGTGGCCGGCTGGCCGGAGGAGCAGGTGGTCGACGAGGCCGATCGGGCGGCGGCGGCGATCGCCGCCAGCGCCGACCAGTTGTGGCACAGCCGGCCCGGCCGGGCCCGGGGCCTGCTCGGTGCGGTGGCGACCGGCCTGGCGATCCTGGCCCGGCGGCCGCGCGGCGTGACGGTGCTGGGCGGGCATTGGTGCGCCCGTCCGCATGTGGGCTGCCCCGGCCGGGGTGACCCGGTGGTGGTGGCGGGCTCGGGTGTCGGTGTGCACTACACGCCGTGGTGGATGGCCGAGCGGGTCACCCGGGACACCCTGGACGCATTGTGTGCTGAGCCGGGTCCGATGCAGACCTGGGACACCGGCTTGTGGCGGGGCCGGCCGCTGGACCAGGTGGCGGGGCTGCGGGTGGCGGACATCGCCTGCGGATCCGGGATGTTTCTGCTCGCGGCGGCGGCCTATCTGACGGAGCTGGTCGTGGGCACGCTGCCGATGCTGGACCCGGCGCAGCTGCGGCGGGCGGCCCGGCTGGCCGTGGTGCGCTCCAGTGTGTACGGCGTCGACCTCGACCCGCTGGCGGTCGAGTTCGCCCGGCTGGCCCTGGCGTTGTTGGTGCCGCTGGACGACGTCGACGACGACGTCCACGCGCACGTGGTGCGCGGCGACGCCCTGGTTGGCCCGGGGTTCGGCCTCGGTGCCCAGGGGCAGGGCATGTCCGGATTGGACTTCGCCGCGGCGTTCCCCGACATCGACCGGGCCGGCGGCTTCGATGCCATTGTGGGGAACCCGCCGTTCTTGGGCGGGCTGAAGATCACCGGCCGGTTCGGCACCGACTACCGCAACCACCTTGTGCGGCACATCGCCGGCGGCGTGACGGGCCAGGCCGACCTGGCCGCCTACTTCGTGTTGCGCGCCTTCGACCTCGTCCACCCGGACCGCGGTCAGCTCGGGTTGATCACCACGAACACCATCGGCCAGGGCCACACCCGCCGGGTCGGCCTGGACCAGATCGAGGCCCGCGGCGGCACCATCCGCCAGGCCGTCAAACACGCCCCCTGGCCCACCGACACCGCGTCCGTGGCCTACGCCGTGGTGTGGATCAGCCGCCCCCCGGTGAGCAACCCGATGGCGCTGCTGTTGGACGCCATCCCGGCGCCGGAGGGGACATGACCCTGCGCGAACGCCGCGACCTCTGCCGTCTCCCGGCCGGCACCGACCCCGTCCACCACGGCTACTCCCTCGATCGGCTGGCCAAGGCCGCCACCTACGCCGTCACCAGCTCGTACTCCCACACCGGCGACTACAGCGAACGACTCGAAGCCGCCTGGCTGGCCGTGGTCGAGCACCTGGTCGCCGCAGCCGACCCACCCGACTGGTACGACCTCGTCCGCGCCGGCCAGAACGCCGTCGCCGTGGTGGCCCGCGCCGAGCACCGCGACACCGACGCCCCCAGGGCGACCGTCTACTGGACCCAGGTCACCCGGCACACCGGCGACCACGCCCCCCACATCGTCGACCAGCTGGCCATCCGGCAAATCCTCACCCGCATCCCGGACGGCCAGCTCGCCGCCGTCCAGGCCCTCGCCGACACCGACGACCACCTGGCCGCCGCCCACCGTCTCGGCCTCACCTACGACGCCTACCTGGCCCGGCTCGGCCGCGCCCGGCAGCGGGTCCTGCGGCTGTGGCACGAAGGCGAGGCGCCGTCCCGCCCCTGGGGCAACGACCGTCGAGTACTCCGCCACGGCGAACCACCGTCCGCGGAGCGACGCCCGGCGACGGCTCGGCGACGCCGCTCCCGGCAGCGGGTCGAGCGCACCCGGCCCGGCCCGGCCCAGCATGACCTCGGGGAGGCCGGGTGACCACGTACCTCGCCTACCTGCCGATGCCCAGGTGGATCCACAGCCACACCGCCAACGCGAGAGGCGCGGCGGCCGCGACCAGGAGCAGGGCGAGCCGCAACGCGCGCCCGGTGTTGTCGATGGCGTGTTTCACCAACTCGGTGACATCACCGAGGGGGCTGTTGTTGGGTTCGTTTGGCTCGGTACCGCCGGCTTCGACTAAGCTCATGACTGCTCTGACCTCCAGGAATATGCCATTTTGCGAGGTACGGGGCGCCGACGGCCCTCTGGTGACACAGAGGGCCGTCCTTACGTCTTGGTTGTTCGGCTGTGCCGTCGCCGCCGCCGCAGGTTCCGATACTGCCACGCACGGCTGGATGATCCTAACCGTCGTTGACCTGCGCGAAGGCCAGAGCCATCATACGTTCGAGGGTACGGGGTCACGGACAGTAGAGGCCCCATTCCGTTCCATAGAAGGCCTCCAATTGAATTCGGAGAAGCCCATTCCGCCTCGCGGTGACAAACTACCCTTGTCGCGCGTAATGATTTACCTATCGTCGGTGTCAGCCGGCTTGGACGTCGTGTCGGTCGTTCGGAGGTTGGAGACCGATCGGCCCGACGCGTCACCTCCTGCGGCCCGACGTGCCGGGATGACCACTCATCGACCACCCGTTCGGCCGATTCCCTCGATCGGGCGGTCGACGGCGGTCAACGGTCGCGCGACGGCGGCAAGCCACGCAACGCTCCGCGACCGATCTCGTCACTACACGTTTTGGCCAGACATTGTCCACTGTGACCGGTCCGCCGGCACGCATCTGTTGGCCGCCGGTCACGCGTCCATCAGGCAACATAGGCACCACACAGCGTGGCGACAGCGCCCGAAGCGAAACCACCCAATTGGTCTAGACGATGACGCCCGGCGGCGGGCCACGGACGCCGGCGGGAGTTGGGCCACAGGGGCCCCTGGCGCACCCGTGGGCGGGTGACCGGTGTCATGGGTACGTGGCGGCGACACGGCAGGGACCCACCCCGCGTTGCTCGCGGTCCGGGAGCACCCGGACCACGACGACCGCCTGCTGAACGAGGTCCGTGGGTTCCTGCACGGCTGCGCGGCGTTGGCGTCGGCGCACGACCAGGACTACGTCGTCACCCGCGGCACCGCCATCGAGGTCGGGGGGACGTCGCGGGCGGCCGCGTTGATCGAGGTGGCGTTGTGGGCGGGGCTGTTCACCGACACGGTGCCGTTGGACCGCGGCCGCGTCGGGTACGTGCTGATCGACGACCCGAAGTTCCTACACATCCGCACCAAGGCGGCCAAGGAGTGGGAGGCCCAACGCAAGGCCGACTCGTCGAATCTCGCGCTGACGGTGCCGGTGCGGCTGCGCGACGGCGACGGCTGCCGTTACTGCGGCGTGGTGGTGACCTGGGGCGACACCCGCTCGGCGCGGGGCGGCACCTACGACCACCGCCAACCCGGCCAGCGCGGCACCCTCGACACCGTGGTGGTCAGCTGCCGCGGCTGCAACGCCGGCCGCGGCACCGACCTCGGCGCGGACGCCGCCTACCCGCTGATGCCCGTACCCGCCCAGCCGTACTACTGCGGCAAGACGGCCACCTGGCTCACCGCCAACGGCCACCCCACCTCAGCCACCACCGCGCGACCCGCCACCCAGCCGGACACCGCGCACACCACCACCCCGCGACCCGGCAACCAGCCCGGCACCGCGCCCCCACTCCCGCGACCCGCCACCCAGCCGGCCACCGCGACAGCGCGACCCGCCACCCCGGCGGACCCCGCGCCCCGCACCACCCCGCGACCCGACACCCAGACGGACACCGCACACCGCGCGACCCGGCCCCGGCCGGCCCCCGCGCCCACCCCGCGACCTGAGCCCAACTCAGCTACCGCGCCACCACCGGTTCCGCCGGAACCAGCAGGTGCACCGACTGCCGGAGCCGGCTCCGCCGGGTCGGGACGGGATCGGGACGGGTCGGGTCCAGGAACAACACAGACCCCCCGGCCAGTTCGCGCTCGCCGTCGGGCACGTCGTGGCCGCACCACACCCCCATACCCCACAGGAGCCCCATCGCCATGACCACCACCCCAGGACCAGCACGCCCCTACACCCACACCGCCACCGTCCACGCCGTCCAGCTCACCGAGGACGCCGACTGGCCGGCCATCGCCACCTGGTGCGGCGGCGAGATCGAGAACATCGGCAGCGACCAGGTGATCCGCGACATCGGCCCGGCCGGCATCTCGGCCTACGAGGGCTGGTGGATCATCGGCGGCGTCACCGGCCAGTTCTTCGCCGTCGACGAGGACGACTTCGCCGAGCTGTACGCGCCGGCCATCGTCGGCGAGACCGTCACCGGCCCGGCGGTCGAGATGGTGTCCCACCGGGCCGCCTGCCGACAGATCCGGGACTTCGCCAGCTGGTGCGACTGCAACGCGCTGGCCGCCGCCGACCCACCGGACGGTGGGATGTGACCGGCCAGAAGCCGATCAACGGGATCTGCCCGGTCTGCCACGGCCGGCTGCTGTGGGCCACCACGGTGCACGGCCACCAGGTGCCGCTCGACGCCACACCCGACCCGGCCGGTAACCAGCTGCTCGACCGTGGTTCGCATCGGCTCGGCGCCGTCCAGCTCACCGCGGCCGAGGCGACGGCCATTCGGCAGTCGGACAGTCCCGATCGGCTGTACCAGACGCACTTCGCGTCGCACCCGACGTGCGCCCAGCTGCGCACCCGGACCCGGAAACCGACTTGTCGACGTAGAAGGGCACGTCATTGACCAACCAGCACGACCCTGCGGAGCTCGCCGAGGCGCAGGCCCAGCTCGCCGCTCTGGTGCGCGACCTCTGCGAGCCGCGGCGGATGCCGATCCTCGTCGACGGCCGCACCGAGGTGGGTGTGATCCCGTCGTGGATGGACCAGCTGCGCGAGTCGGTGTCGGCGTCGCGGAACGGCGGCCGCGGCGGGGGTGGGGCGCCGGCGCCGATCAACCCGGCCGCGGTGGATGTGCTGACCGAGCTCGAAGGCTCGGCGCGGGTGCTGCACGCGCGGGTGTTGTCCCGGTCGGATCGAACGGTGGAGCAGCACCTGCGGGGCATCGCTGCAGAGGTGGACGGCTGGCGGTCGCCGCAGCAGGTCACGGCGGTCGTGCGGGCGGTGGGCCGCATGCTCGGCGCGGTGCAGGCCCAGCTGGATCCGCCGGAGCACCTGGTGTCCGTGGCGCACCAGTGCCCGCACTGCGACCTGCGGATGGTGTCGCGCTGGGAGCCGTCGACCGGCGAGCGGGTGCAGGTGGACGCGCTGGTGTTGGACGTGCGCGACAGGTCCGTGAGCTGCCGCGGCTGTGAGTCGGCGTGGCCGGCCGAGTTTTCCGCGCGGCTGATCGCCGAGGTCAATGAGTGGCGCGCTGAGTGCCGCCGCATCGCGGCATGGCGGTTCTTCGCCGTCCTGCCGTATGTGCTCGCCGCCCTCCGGCGGGCCGAGAGTGAGCGTCAGGCGACACGCGATCGTGGTGACACCGCTGTCGATCAACAGGTGCTCGATCGTGCATAATCCCGCCATCGGGTACACGTGTGCCCGCAGCCAGCCCCGACCTCGGTCGGGGCTGTGGTGTGTCGGGAGTCGGTGGTGGTGAGCCGGGTCTGCCTCGACCGCGGGAAGCCTGGTTGCGTGACGTTCACCTCGGGCGGGTCGCGGTGTGGTCCGTGCGTGAGTCGGCGTCAGCGGGCGCGGGACGCGCAGCGGGGCACGGCGCACGAGCGGAGCTACGACGCCGAGCATCAGGCGCTGCGCGCCGAGCTGTTGCCGCTGGCCATCGGCACACCGTGTCCACGGTGTGGGCGGCTGATGTTGGAGGGTCAGGCCCTCGACCTCGGTCACCCGCTCGGTCGGCCTCGCGCGGCGGATCCGTCGAGCCGTGCGGATCACATCGAGCACGCCCTATGCAACCGTGGTGCGGGCGGCGGTTGATCAACCGCTGAGGGGATGCCCCCTCGGAATCACGACCCCTGGGTCACCGGCAGACCCACAACCCACCTTCCTGACGATCTGTACGGGTCTGGGGGGTTGACCTGCGGAAACGCACTTGACAGGGATCGTTTAGGGGGTTCCGGGATGGCCGGTACGGGGCCGGCACCGAAGCCTGACGGGGCCCGTCGCCGGCGTAACGCTGTGGTGCCGATGACGCAGTTGCCGGCCGAGGGTCGCCAGGGTGAACCGCCGGTGTGGCCGATCTCGGCGGCGCGGGACAGCGCCGCGGCGGCCCGGGAGCTCGAGTTGTGGACGGAGTTGTGGAGCCTGCCGCAGGCGGTGGCCTGGGAGCGGCAGAAGACGCCGCCGGCGACGGTCGCGCTGTACGTGCGGTGGACGGTGAAGGCCGAGGGCGGCTCGCTCGACGCTGGCAAAGAGGCCCGCATGCTGTCGGATCGGCTGGGGTTGTCGCCGACGGCGATGCAGAAGCTGCGCTGGGAGGTCGTCGTCGACGAGCTCGCCGCGCAGCGGTCCGGCAGTCGGCCGCGCGCAGTGGCGCCGGCGCCGGCGCGGCGGGCCGCGGCGGTGCGCAAGCGGGTCAAGGCGGTCGACACGAAGTAGGCCGGAGGTCGCATGCCCTGGCGTGGACCGTCCGAGCCTGGCGAGTTCCCCACCCTGGGGTGGCTGATCGGCGAGTGGATCGAGGAGTACTGCACGATCCCGGACGGCCCGCAGCGGGGCCGGCCGTACCTGCTGACCGACGAGATGTGGCGGCACCTGGTGCACGCCTACCGGTTGCGGCCGAGCGCGCGGGTGCACCCGAAGTATCCGAAGCCCTACGACGGTCTGGTGCACCGTGGTCGCCAGCTGCGGCGCTCGCAGAAGTGGGGCAAGGACCCGCTGATGGCGGCGTGCACCGCGGCGCATGCCTTGGGCGACACGCAGTTCGACGGCTGGGACGCCAACGGCGAGCCGGTCGCTCGGCCGGTGGACACCCCGTGGATCCAGCTGGCGGCGAACGCGCTGGACCAGGTCGACAACACGTTCCGGCCGTTGCTGCGGATGCTGCGCGAGGGGCCGTTGGCCGACCTGCCCGGGCTGGACATCGGCGACACCCGGGTGAAGCTGCCCAACGGTGACGGCTGGATCGAGCCGGTCACCGCCTCGGCGGACGCCCGGCTGGGCAACCCGATCACCTGGTTGGGCATCACCGAGCCGCACCTGATGCGCCAGGCCAACGGCAGTCTGCGCCTGGCCCGGGCGATGAAGCGTGGCGTCGAGGCCATGGGCGGCGGGTGGATGGAGGCCACCAACTCCTGGGACCCCACCGAGTTCTCGGTGGCGCAGCGGACCGCCGCGGCCGGGTCGGTCAAGTCCGGCAAGAAGCGGATCTGGCTGGATCACCGTGAGCCGGACCTGCCGCCGGTGGCCGACCTGACCGACCGCCGCGCTGTCCGCGAGCGCATTGTGATCAAGTACGGCGACAGCGCCCGCAGCAAGGGCGGGTGGGTCGTCGAGGACGACATCGTCGACTCGGTCCAGTCGACCGACACCGGCGAGGCTGAAGCCCGCCGCTACTTCCTGGACGAGATCACCGTCGGCCAGACGGTCGCTGTTACTCCCGCGCGGTGGGAGGTGCTGCACCGGCCGGGTGCCCGGCTGCAGCCGAAGGACGCGATCGCGATCGGGTTCGACGGCAGCCGGGTGCGGGACTGCACGGCCATGATCGCCGTGCGGTTGTCGGACTGTCTGTGGACACCGCTGAAGATCTGGAACCCCAAGTTGCTGGCGGGCAAGAAGATCCCGGAGGGCGAGGTCGACCAGGTCCTTTACGACGCCGCGCAGGCGTATGTGGTGTGGCACGTGGTTGCCGATCCGTACTACTGGCAGGCGGCGCTGGACCGGTGGGCCGGCCGGCTGAAGAAGAACCCGGCGGGCAAGCCGACGGTGATCGACTTTCCGACCGTGGCCGAGACCCGCATGGATGAGGTCGTCGAGATGGTCGACGCCCTGATCCGCACCGACGAGCTCGGCCACGACGGCGACCAGGTGCTGACCGACCACGCGGTCGCCACCGCCGTGCTCACGGGCAAGACCAAGCCGGCGCGCGAGGACGACGAGTCGCTGTCCTCCGACCGCTACAAGCGGTACGGCAAGCGCGGCCTCGAGCCCATCGACGGGTTCGTGGCTGGCTCGCTGGGCACCTATGGGCGCAGCTTGGCGATCGCCGCCGGCGCCCTGGAAGACCGCTCGCAGGTGCTCACCGGATCGCTGATGGCATGAGAGGAGAGGCCGTGACCACGCTGTCCGCCGCCGTGTCGGCCACGGGCGACCGCATCCAGACCCGAGCCCGCGAGCATGCCCGCACGTTCCACCTGGGCCGGTTCCTGCTGCTGGTGCTGGCGGTGGTGCCGTTCGTGGTGGGGTGGTTGGCCTACCGCGGCTACCGGGTGGTGGTGCTGGCCGGGTCGTGGATCGTGGCGGCGGGGCAGGAGGGGTGGGCCTCGGCGCGCGGCGACAGCTCGGGTAGCGGTCCGTGAGCCTGGTCGACCGGATCGCCGCGCGCCGCCGCGGTGGCGCGCTGGACTGGCCGGTCGGGCGTGCGGTGGTCGAGCCGTTCGAGCGGGTCTACGGCCACGACTCCGAGCGGCACGTCCCGGAGTCCTACGGCGACTACCTGGTCACCAGCAACGAGGTGTACTCGGCGTGTCTGCTGCGGTCGCGGCTGGCGTCGCTGCCGTCGCTGCGGCTGTACCGGGGTAACGACGCTGCGAAGCGGGAGCTGCCGCTGTCGCCGGCGGCGAAGTTGCTGCGGCACGTGAACCCGTTCTGGTCGGCCGAGCGGCTGGCCCGGATGGACGAGCTGGCCATGGGCGTGTGGGGCGCGACCGCGTGGGCGCTGGAGCCTGGCAAGGACGGGCGGCCGGCGGAGATCTGGTGGCTGAAGCCGTCGAGGTTGAAGCCGGTACCGCATCCGGACAAGTACTTGGCGGGGTTCCTGTACGAGTCGAATGTGGGTGGGGAGACGATCCCATTCACCCCGGACGAGATCGTGTGGTTCCGCTACCCGAACCCGCTCGACGAATACTCCGCCCTGTCGCCGATCGTGGCCGCCCGCCTGGCCGCCGACACCGGGTCTGCGGCGATGAAGTCGAACAAGGCCATGCACGTCAATGGCCTGCAGATCGCCGGTGTGCTGGCGCCGAAGACAGACAAGGTGTCGTTCACCGCCGAGCAGGCCGGCGCGCTGGAGGACGATCTGCAGCGCCGGTTCGCCGGCGCCGACCGGGCCCACAAGTGGGCGGTGCTGCGGTACGAGGCGGAGTTCAAGCCGGTCAACATCACGCCCAAGGACGCCGAGTACATCAACGGGCTGGGCATCACCGCCCGGATGATCTACAACGCCTACGGCATCCCGGCACCGCTGCTCAACGACCTGCAGCACGCCACCCTGGCGAACCTGCGCGAGCTGACCACCATCGCGTGGGAGAACGCGCTGGTGCCCGACATGAAGCTGCGGGCCGGGGACATCCGGGAGCAGTACCTGCCGCGGTGGGGCCGGTACGGGTACGACACACCGGACCACTGCGAGTACGACTTCTCGCAGATCTCCGCGCTGCAGACCTCGCACACCGCCAGCTGGGACCGGGACCGGCAGGCGATCGAGGTCGGCTCGATGACGATCAACGAGTGGCGCACCCGGCAGGGCATGCCACCTGTGCCCTGGGGCGACGTGTGGTGGGCACCGGTGAACAAGTCCGCGGTGACGTCGGCAAGTAGCCGGCCGCAGGGCGACACGTCTCCGACGCAGATCCCGAGCGCCCGTGACGACGACGTCATCGACGGCGAGGTCGTTGACCCCGAGCTGCAGCGCGGCATGCGCGGCCTGCTGGCCGCACTGGAACGAGGAGGTCCTCGGTGACGACCAAGCGCGCCTACGGGCGGGCACAGCTCGACCGGACTGTGTTGGCTGACGGCGGGCCGTTGACGTTCGTCGCCAGCTCGACCGCGCCGAACCGGTACGGGTTCGCGCTGCGCAACGAGGGCTGGCGATTGGACAACTTCAACGCCAACCCGGTGTTGCTGTGGATGCACAACCCGTTCCAGCCGCCTATCGGCCGCGGCCTCGCGCTGAGCAAGAGCGACCAGATCATCCTCGACAACGTCACGTTCGACAGCGAGGACGAGCTGGCCCGCGCGGTGGAGTCCAAGTATCGCCGCGGGTTCCTGTCCGCCGTCAGCGTCGGGTGGGGCTACGTCAAGGAGGACGGCTCCCCGATCACTGACTGGTGGCGGCTGTCCAACGATGAGGTCCGCGACGAGGCGTTCTATGACCTCGAAGAGGTCTCCGGCGTGACCGTGCCGGGCGACCCCCGCGCCGTGGTGGCGCAGTCCCGGCTGGCGCTGGCCCGGCTCAGCCACGAGCTCGCCGACGCCTACGACGAGCAGGAACACGGCACCGAGAACGCCGACACAGTCCGCGCCCAGGTGGCCGCCGAGCTGCAGCGCCTCGGCATCGCGCTGCCCACGATCCCGTCGCCGGCGCCCGCTGGCGACGACGTCCAGACCGTCGACCGGGCCGCGGCCGCCACCGTGCTCGCAGCCTTCGCCCCCATCACCCTGGAAGGACCCGCCACATGACCGCACCGGTCACCCTGGAGGCGCTGGCCACCGACATTCGGCAGCGCCTCGATGCGATGCAGGGGCAGGTGTCCGAGCAGGTCTCGGACGTCCGGCTCACCGAGCTGATCAGGACTCAGCTGGACGGCGCGCTCGCCGACCCCGAGACCGTGAAGAAGCTGCGCCACGCGCAGGACGGCCCGGACCGCGAGCTGGTCGGCACCAAGTACGCCCGTTGGGGCCTGTCCCTGTCCGACGTGGAGTGGCTGCACGACCTGCAGAACAGCCTCCGCGGGCAGCGGCGGGTGAACGCCGACACGGGTAGCAGCAGCGTGTACGAGGGGCCGTCGGAGTCGCTGGCCAAGACGTTCGAGGCGGTGTCGGACGCCCACTACGTGCCGCAGGAGGAGATTCGCAGGCTGGACCGCGCGGCGATCGACGACCTGTTCCCGCGGATCCCGCTGTCGGAGTTCCACGGCAAGGACCGCAAGCTCGCCCGGAAGGGTAAGTACGAGCTGACCGGCGCCTACCAGCGGGCCGTGCTGGCCATGGACACCGCCGAGTCGGGGTTCGGTGCCCAGCTGGTCGGCGCCGGCTACGTCGGGGAGCTGTGGGAGGCGCCGCGCAAGCTCGGCCGGATCTTCCCGCTGATCGACTCGTTCGAGATGCGCTTCCCGACCGAGTACCTGCCGGTCGAGGTGGACATCCCGGAGATGTTGTTCGTGCCGGAGTCCACGGCGAGCAACAGCGCGGACTACGCGACCAGCAAGACCGGATCGCAGCGGGTGCAGGTGGACGCCCGCAAGTTTGTGATCCACCAGATGTGGTCGGGTGAGATGGAGGAGGACTCCCTCATCCCGTACGTGCCGTTCCTGCGGCGCCAGGCCGGCCTGTCCGTCGCGCACTACTGCGACAGCTCGGTCCTCAACGGTGACACCACGAACGCGGGCACCGGCAACATCAACCTCGACGACGCCGACCCGGCCGACACCAAGCACTACCTGGCCTACGACGGCATCCGCCACGCCGCCCTGGTGGACAACACCGGCAACGCCGTCGACGCCGCCGGTGCGCTCACCCTGGCGTTGCTGCACGGCCAGCGCGGCAAGATGATCGACCTCGCGCGACTGGTCGACTGGGGCCACCCGGTCGACATGGACGACCTGGTGCACATCCTCGACCCGGAGACCGCCGACAAGGCGGCCATGCTCGACGACGTGTTGACGCTGGACAAGTACGGCGCCGGCGCGACGATCTTCAACGGCGAGCTGGCCCGCGCCATGGGCGTGCGGCTGATCTCCTCGATCGCCATGTCGAAGACCGAAGCGGACGGCAAGGTGTCCACCACCCCGGCCAACAACATCAAGGGCCAGGTCGCGACCCTGAACCGGCGCGGCTACAAGGTGGGCTGGCGCCGCCGGGTGCGGGTGGAGACCGAGCGCATTCCGGGCTCGGACCAGACCCGCATCGTCTACAGCCTGCGCAAGGGGTTCGGCCGGTTCACCCCGACCGGCGCCGCGTCCGGCATCGAGTCCACCGCGGTGCTCTACAACATCGCCATCTGACCCGTTCCCACGAGTGAGGGCCGGACCCCGACCGGGGTCCGGCCCTTCGCATTGGAGCACCCCATGTCTCGCGCCACTCAGATCGAGCGCGTCATCGCCAAGGGCCAGCTAGTGCCCCTGGTGTTCATGCAGGACGCCGTCGCAGCCTCACAGTCCGACGTGCAGCTGCTCGTCGCCGAGGTCGCCTCCGCCGCCAACAACGCCGTCGACGGCTACGTCATGCCCTTCGAGGGCGAGATCGTCGCGGTCACCGCCCGCCTGTCCGCGGCCGCCACCGCCGGCTCCCTCACCGTCGGCCCGACGGTCGGCGGCACCGAGAAGACCGACCCGACCCTGTCCATCACCACGGCCCAGTCCGCGCGGGACACCGCCAACCGCGGCGCCGCGGTGTTCAGTGCCGGCGACCTGATCGGCGCCGAGATCACCACCGACGGCACCTGGGACGCCACCACCGCCGACCTGGTGGTCGTCGTGTGGGTGCTGCTGCACCTCGAAGGGATCTGACCGCATGCCTCCGTACCGCGTCACGCAGGACTACACCTCCTACACCGACGGTGCCCGCCGCGGCCCCTACACCGCCGGCGCCACCGTCGAGGTCGCCACCGCCGAGGCCGAGTGGATCAACCGCGACGCCCCCGGCACCCTCAAGCCCGACCGGCCCGCCCGCACCCCGGCGGCCGCGCCGGCCGACCCGGCGGCCGTCCCCACCGGCAACGTCAGCGACCTGCTGGCGTGGGTCGGCGACGACCGTGACAAGGCGACCCGGGCGCTCGCCGCCGAGCAGGCCAAGCCGCGGCCGCGCGCCGGCGTGGTCGAGCCGCTGACGCAGCTGCTCGTGGTGGATCCGGCGACCGTGCCCGACGGCACCGTCGACGAGCTGCTGGCGTGGGTCGGCGACGACGTACACCGCGCCTCGGCCGCGCTGGACGTCGAGCAGGACCGCGCCGAGCCGCGGACCGGTGTCGTCGAGCCGCTGCAGGCGATGCTCCGGGTGGAGCCGTCGACGTGAGCTCCTCGGCGATCAAGGAGGTGTCGGCCACCGGTGACGTCACGGTGGTCGACACCTACCTGCGCGAGGTCATCCTCACCGCCACCAGCGACACGGCCACCCTGGTTCTTCGCGCCGGTGGCTCGGGCGGCGAGGTGAAGCTCAGGGTGTCGGCGGTGGCCAACACCTCCCGTCCGGTGACGCTGCACGGCTCTCTGTTCTCGGACGGGGTGCACGCCACCTTCACCGGCACCACCCCGTCGGCGACGCTGGTCTACGGGTGAGCCGTGGCTGACGTGCTGGATGTGCTGACGCTGCAGGAGGGCAAGTCGGCGGTGAACGCCACCGCCACCTCCGCGCACGATGCCCGGCTGCCGGGGTGGATCACCGCGGTGTCGCTGCGCCTGGACCGGCTGGTCGGCCCGGTGGTGCGGCGCGACGCCACCGCGGCGCTGGACGGCGGGCAGCCCCGCATCCACCTGCCGACCCACCCGAACACGTCGATCACCACGGTCACCGAGTACGACGGCCTGAGGGCCACGGTGCTGGTGGCGGAGTCGAACCTGGTCAAGCCGGCCGACGGCTACCAGGTCGACCGCTACAGCGCCGACCCGGCCTACCTGTCGTCGGTGGTGCACCGGCGGATCGGCGGGGTCGACGCCGAGTTCGCCGCCGGCCGCGGCAACGTCGAGTTCGTCTACGTGGCGGGCCGGTTCGTCGACACCGCCGGCGTCGACGAACGGTTCAAGAGGGCCGGGGTGTTGATGCTGAAGAACCTGTGGCGGTCGGTGCAGGACGGCACCGGCCAGGTCGACGAGTTCGACGTACCGCAGTCGATCTTCCCCACGTTCACGGTGCCGAGGTCGGTGCGGGAGATGTTCCCGGGCGAGATCCAGGACCCGATGCCGATGGGTGACCGGTGAACACCGGGACGACGTTGTTCGAGTTCCGCTGGGCGCTGGTCCATCGGTTGGCCGCCCGGCCTGGCCTGGCCGGTGTGCAGGTCCTGTACTCCGTCGATAAGGCGGAGTTGCACAACGAGGCGATCTGGCTGGGCGACGCCGATTCCACCGATCTGACTCCGCTGGTCACGCAGTGTCCGGGGCCGGTGTCGGTCGACGAGGCATACGCGGTGAAGGTTGTCATCCAGGTTCTGCGTACCGAGGGCGAGGGTCAGGAGGACGCGGACCGGCGCGCTGCCCAGCTGCTCGCCGAGCTGCAGCAGGAGCTGGCCGGGACCCCGCAAACAACCGGCCTCATTCATCAGGCCGAGCTGGCCAGCTGGGCGCACAAGCAGTTGACCAACAACGCCAATGGCCACGGCTCCCGCTTCGACGTCACCCTCGCCGTCGAGGCGACCCTCGAACCCTGAAAGGCGGTGAGACCCCATGTCCGTGCACAAGCGCCGCGTGAAGCTGATCGAGTTCGCGCTCGGCGCCACCCAGTACGAGTGCCAGGTCGAGAACTGGAAGATCAACAACAACACGCCCGCCGGTGAGCGGAGGTACGCCCAGTGCCCGGCCGGCGAGTTCGTCGAGGAAGTCGATCCGGACTACTCGCTGGAGCTGAAGCTGTACGCCGACTGGCGCAGTGCTGGCATCTCCCGCTGGCTGTGGCAGAACGACGGCGAGAACATCGCGTTCACCCTCGACCACCACCCCGACGTTCCGGCCGAGCACGTCACCTGGACCGGCACCGTCCTGGTCCAGGCGCCGACGGTTGACGGCACAGGGCGCCAGACCGAGCCCAGCGAAGTGACCTTGACGATCATCGGCCTGCCCGTCCTCACCCCCGAGGTGCCGTAATCATGGCTCTGACCACCAAGATCGCGCTGAGCGTCATCGCCTCGCTCACCTCCGTCGGTGACCTGTCCACCGGAGCCGACCCGCTGTCCTACCTGAAGGACTACTCCTGGCCCAGCGGCACCGCCGCCGGGCAGGCCGACCGCCTGTTCAGCGACGAGCGCACGCTGGCGGCGTCGGCCACCGAAGACCTCGACGTCGCGGGCGTGCTACTCGACCGGTTCGGAGCCGCGATCACCTTCGCCCGCATCCGCGCGATGATCTTCCACGGCCTCGCGACGAACACGAACAACGTGATCGTCGGTGGTGCCAGCGCCACCCAGTTCGTCTCCTGGTGCGGCGGCGCCGCCCACACGATCACCGTCCGCCCCGGCGGCACCGTCGCGTTCATCGCCCCGGACACCACCGCCTACGCCGTCACCGCCACCACCGCCGACCTGCTCAAGGTCGCCAACTCCGCCGGCGGCACCGAAGTCAAGTATCAGATCATCCTGATCGGAGCGTCCGCATGATCAAGCTGCAGGTGACCCCGGACACTGGCGACCCGTTCGTGGTCGACGTCGGGTCTCGCGACATCCTGGTGTGGGAGCGGACCGCCAAGGGGAAGTCCCTCGGTCAGCTGCAGGACAACCCGCAGATGGGCGACCTGTACCGGCTGGCGCACATCACCGCCCGCCGCACCGGCCTCTACGCCGGCGACTTGGACAGCTTCGAGACCTCCTGCGACATCCAGGAGCTCGGCGACAAGAGCGACGACGAGGACGGCGAGGGGGGCCCTACCCAGCCGGCTCCTTGAGCCGGCAGCTGGTGGTGCTGGCACTGGCCAGTGGCATAGCACCGAGCGTGTGGGCCGACGAAGGCGACCGCGCGATCGCCACCGCCTTCCACCTCTTGCTGCGCCAGCAGCACGCCGATCGGCCCGGGCCGCAGATGTCGGGGTGAGAGGAGGCACCCATGGGGACGCTCACTGTCACGATCCGCATTGACGGCGTTCGGGAGACGCTGGCGGCGTTTCGCCGGCTGGACAAGGGCGCGTCGGCGGTCCTGCGCAAGCGCACCCTGGAGTTGTCCGAGACGCTCGCCGATCGGGTCCGTGCGGCCGGCGCGGCGGACACCCGGCAGACGGCGCTGGTCGCGCCGACGGTGCGGGCCCGCCGCGACCGGGTGCCGGCCATTGCCGCCGGTGGCGGCAAAAAGGTCGGCAGCAAGAAGGCGCGGGCCGGGGACCTGCTGTACGGCACCGAGTTCGGCATGAACCGCCGCACTGGTTGGTATGCCCTGTCCCGGTTCCGGGGGTCGAAGGCCCGGCAGTTCCGGCCGCACCGCGGCCGCGCCAGCTACTGGTTCTTCAAGACCGTCGAGGAGAACGCTCCCGAGATCAGCGCGGCGTGGCGCGCGGTCGCGGACGACGTGCTGAAGGACTGGTCGAGCGGGGGGCCGGCCGGTGGCTGAGGAGTCGCGCACCGTCCGGATCCGGTTCGACGGCACCACCGCGGGGCTGAGTCGCGCCGCCCGTCAGGGTGAGCGGGACATCGACCGGTTCGGCGAGTCGCTGGGGCGGGTGCGCAGCATGGCCGGCGGGGTGGCCGCCGGCGCCGCCAAGATCGGTCTCGCACTGGCCGCGGTGGCCGTGAAGGGTGTCTTGGCTGCGGTCACTGCGGCCAAGCTGGTCTCGCTGTTCGGTGCCCTGGCCGGCGTGGTGGGTACCGCATCGGGGGCGATGCTGCTGTTCCCGGCCGTGCTGGCCGCGGCTGGGATCGGGTTCGGTGCGCTTAAGCTCGGGTTGTCCGGGTTCGGTGAGGCGCTTTCCAACATGGGTGACCCGGCGAAGTTTGCCGAGTCGATCAAGGGGCTTGCCCCGGCGGCGCAGGCTGCGGCGAAGGCCGTTGCCGGGCTGAAGCCGCAGTTCGACGAGTTGCGCACCTCGGTGCAGGAACGACTGTTCGCCGGCCTGGCCGGCGACATCAGTACCGTCGGGTCGAAAATCCTGTCTGGTCTGCGGACCCCGTTCCAGTTGGTGGCAGTGGAGGCCAACGCCCAGCTGAAGGGGATCTTCGCCGACTTCTCCTCCGACGGGTTCCAGCGTGACATCGCCGGGATCGGCACTCAGGGTGCGTTCGCCTTTAACAACATCATCGGTGCCGCCCGGCCCCTGCTCGGTGTGCTGCTCGACGTCACCGCCGTCGGGTCTACCTTCCTGGACGGTCTCACCTCAGGTGCGGGGGACGCGGCGAAGCGGTTCGCTGCCATGGTGTCGGCCGCGCGGGAGTCGGGCCGGCTGCAGGAGATCATGTCGCAGGGTCTGTCCATCCTGGGTGATCTGGGCAAGGTGGCCGGCAACGTCGGCGGCATCCTGAAGGGCGTCTTCCAGGCCGCCGACCAGGGCGGTGGTGGGCTCGTCGAGACCCTGAAGACCGGCACCGCCGCGATCCGCGAGTTCGTCAACAGCGCCGGCGGCCAGCAGGCCCTGCGGTCGTTCTTCGCCGCCACCTCCGCCATCGCCGACAACCTCGGCCAGGTCCTCATCGCCCTCGCCCCCGCGGTCGGCCCCGTCGTCGCGATCGTCGGGATCCTCGCGGTCGCCCTGGCGAACAAGCTCGGCCAGGCCGCCGAGAAGCTCGCACCCAAGATCGAACAGTTCGCCGGCTTCCTCAACGACAAGGTCATCCCGGCGTTGCGCTCCACCGGCGGCTGGGTGTCCGACACCCTCGTGCCGAAACTGCGCGAGCTCGGCGACTACCTGCAAGATCGGGTGCTGCCGGTTCTACGGGAGGTCGGGGACAAGGCGCTGGCCGGTGTCCGCTCGGCCATCGACACCGTCCGTGGCGCCATCGAGCGCAACCGTCCCGAGCTGGACAAGCTGTACTCCGGGTTTAAGCAGGCCGCGGACTTCATCGCCACCACCGTGCTGCCGCTGCTCGGGCCGCTGCTGAAGTTCGCGTTCGAGTCCCTCGGCCGCGGCATCGGGTCCGTGATCGTCATCGTGAGCACGTTGGTGAACATCTTCAACGCCTGCCGCGAAGCGGTGCTGCTGGTGATCCGCACCATCACC